ACCATAGGTTGAACGCTTAATAGTTCATTTAAGTAAATGCAAACGATAATTTTGCAATCGAGGGTTATGCACTAGCTGCTTAATCTCATGGAGTTCGGTGGGTACTTAGCAACAGAAACCCACCACAAATTAATTTAAAAACACTATTGACAAAAGCGTTAAATAGTGTATAATGTAATGATACTCAATTAAGAGTATTAACTAGCAGAACTTTAAGAAGTCAATGACTGAACTAAGTTCTCAAACAATGAGCAGAGCTCAAGGAGACTAGCCGATGGCTGACACTAAAACAATCACAGTAAGGAAATTCTGTGGGGTCGATATAGATATTAACGACTTTTATAAATCATTTCCATTTAACGAAAAAGGTAAACAGAACCACGATATATATTGTGCATTTACAACACCAAAAATCGAAGTAGAGTTTATGGGTTTTGTATGGGTCTATATAGGTGACTCAAGTAACCAACAACCATTTATTAATAAAGAAACAAAGGCAACTGGAACTATATCTACAGATGTAGATGATATTGCTTTTGATTTTTTAAAACGTAGTTATGATACATCTAAATTTCCAGGCATTATTGACCAATATGGAAAATGGAAAAATGGTAGAACTAGAAATTCTTCTGGAAAACAAGTTAATGAAAACTGGATGCCAGCTGCACAATTTAAATTTACTGCTTTGAATGAAAAACTTGCATCAATATCTACTGGGTCTAAGGCAAACAGTAGAAAGCACCACAAAACACAACACCCTAACAATCTAAAAGATTATGAGGAACAAGGTGTTGCTGCAGTTGAGGCAGGACTTTCAAGAACAGAAGTTGCTCTTAAAGATTGGTTTTTAGAAGAAACTGATTTTGATGGAGATTTTGATACATCTAGATTTCTTTCTCTAGTTGTAAACAAGGTTCTTGCAAGAACAGCTAACGAATATGCTTTAGTAAATCAAGATATTGACAATCAAAAATTTGCAGACGATTATAAAATTTCAAATTCTACGTTGGGTGGAAAGATTGCACTTTATAAGGCCAAAGATGGAACTGCTGGTATGAAGTATTTTACAGATAAGATACTAAGTAGTGGTGGGTATCCTCCACCAACAATCTTATATACTGATGCTTATTCACCAGAAGAATGTGGTTTAATGGTGTGTGCATTTTTAGATAAGTTACAAGAAATGCATGAAAATACTTTTAATTATGTTAATAATAAAGTTTCTTCAATTACTATCGATTCGTCAGTATTTGCAAAAGACTTTATTTTAGGTGTAATACCAAATCTTGATAGAGGAACTCAAAAACAACTACTTAAACAAGGTAGTTTAGTTAGTGTAGAACAGTATATTAAAGACTCTGGTTATAAACCAAAAAAGAAAAATACTAGTTCACAGAGTAATGCAAACCTTAATAGTTTCTTTGGAACAAACTAAAAATAAATGTGTGGTATAATTGGTGGTTTTAACATTGATAATATAAATCTTGGTCTTGACGCTATTCAACATAGAGGTCAAGACCATAGAGATATAAAACAAATAGAATCTGTTTCTTTTGGTCATGTTAGACTTTCAATTATGGACACATCAAATTTATCTCACCAACCATTTTCTGTTGGTGAGATAACAATTATTTTCAATGGTGCAATCTGGAACTTCAGAGAAATCAGAAAGTACTTAATCAATACATACAATATCAAATTCAATACAGATGGCGATACAGAAGTTCTTGCACATTTATTAGACAAAGAAGACTTATCTGGTTTAGATAGAGTTCAAGGTATGTTTGCTGTTGCATGGACAAAAGGTAATGACGATATTACTATTGCAAGAGATAGACATGGTGAAGTACCACTACATTATTCTTTACTAGAAAACAGTTTGTTCCCTCATTTTATATTTGCATCTGAAATAAAAGGTCATAGGGCAATGGGTGTTGATTACTCTACAATCAATATGTTGTCGCCAGGCTCATTTATTCGTGCAACAAATACAGATGGTATTAAAACAGAAAAAGGTCTGTGGTATGACATCAGACAAAATCTAAAAAAGAATCTATTTACTGATAGAGATAGTGCATCTAAACATATTAAAAATTTAGTAGAACAAGGTTCTATAGAAAGAACAGTAAGTGCTGTACCAGTTTGTGTACTTTTATCTGGTGGTGTTGATTCATCTGTGATAGCTCTTGCTGCATTAAAAAATATTCCAAACTTAACTTCATACATTGCAGTACATGATGAAAAGAGTAAAGATTTAAAGTGTGCAAGGGAAGTTTCAGAAATGCTAAATATAGAGTTAGTAGAAGTAAAAGTTGAACCACCTACAGTTGATGATGTTAAGGATATAATTAATACTATAGAGATGAACTATAAAGCACAGATTGAAATTGCATGGCCATGTATAAAACTCGCACAAAGAATAGCAAGTGATGGTTTCAAAGTCGTACTATCTGGTGAGGGTAGTGATGAACTATGGGCATCTTATGGAATGAGTTATCATGGTATTGAAGAACATGGGTTTGAAGAATACCGATTAAGATTGTTTGGTTCACAAGAAAGAAAAAACTTCTCAAGATGTAATAAGATATTTATGAAGTATGGAGTAGAGTGTAGACTACCATTTTTAAATACAGAACTTGTTGAAACTGCGTTAGGAATGGAACAAGACATAGTATGGGATACCAAGTTAAGACCAAAGGCGGTATTACAAGATAGTTATATAAACTTGTTACCAGAGGAAATAGTTAAAAGAAAGAAAATGGCATTTCAAGATGGTATGGGAATCAAAGAAGAATTTGAAAAGATACTTGACAAATCTCCCAAAATGTATTATAATGAAACCTACAATAAGATTTTTGGAGTATAACATGAAGTATGTACCTTATAAACTACAAGATGTAAAAGATGCATCAGCACAAAATAAATTTACTGTGATATCAACATTCGCTGGTGGTGGTGGTAGTTCAACTGGTTATCGTCTTGCTGGTGGTAAGGTTCTTTGTATCAATGAGTTCGTAGAAGAAGCTCAACGGACTTACAAAGAAAACTATCCAGAAACACATATAATTCCTGGCGACATTAAAAAACTTAATGGTAAAGATTTTCTTGATGCAAGTGGTTTACAAGTTGGTGAGGTGGATATACTAGATGGTTCTCCACCTTGTTCTGCATTTTCTGTTGCTGGTAAGTTATCTCACAATGCAAATGAAGAAGTTAAGATAGACTTATTTGGTAATGAAACTGTACATAAAGTAAGTGGTAAACACTCTGATGGTTGGGGTCAATCTAAAAACTACTCTGATGGTAAGATGGTAGAAAACATTGAAGATTTATTCTTTGAGTTTTTACGAGTTGCAGATGAGATTAAACCTAAAATTATTATTGCAGAGAATGTAAAAGGTTTAACAGTAGGTGAAGCAAAAAAATATTACTTACCAAAAATTTTAAAAGGATTTGAAGATATTGGTTATGAAGTATGTTCAAAGGTTTTAGACTCAAGATACTTTGGTGTATCACAAACTCGTACAAGGGTTATCTTTATTGCAGTTCGTAGTGACATAGCTGAAAAGGTTGGACTAAACTTTATGACAATAGGTAATTTATTCCCAGAAGAATCTAAAGATGTTGTTGCAGTAAAAGATGTAATGATAGATTTAGAATACGATAAGGAAGAAGTAGACTTTCTTACAGAGAAGTTTACTAATACTGCATACTGGAAACAAACTGGTATTCTGATGGAAACAGACCCAAAGAAAGTTTTATCTGGTGATGATTATAATCCAAAACGACATCACTTTAATCTTAAAAGAGTATCTCAATATCTTCCAGCACCTACACTAACTGCAATGGGTAGTGCAGTTACAACTGCTGGTGCCTTTCATTGGAATGAACCTAGAAAACTTACATTAGGTGAGTTAAAAAGAATTATGTCTTTACCAGATGATTTTATACTTACTGGTAAGTGGAATCAAAAGGCAGAACGAATTGGTAGAATGGTGCCACCTTTAATGATGAAGGCGATTGCATCTTCTATTTATGATAACGTAATTAAACTATATAAGGATATTGATAATGGCTGATTTTACATTTGCACATAGAGAAGAAGGTTTTGATGAACACATAGAAAAATCCATTCGTGGTTATTCTAACTTACTAGAAGATGTAATTAGTATGTCAAGATACTTTGTTGAGAATGATACTAACATTGTTGACATTGGTTGTTCTACTGGCAAACTAACTAAAGCTATGATTGAACACAATGAAGACCATTGTTCTCATGGTAAATATGTAGGTATAGAAATTGCTGAGGGTTTCTTTAAAGACCTTGAGAATAGAAAAGAAGAACTTAAACTATATGACGTAGATTTTGTATTAGATGATATTCGTAACTATGAGTTTACAAACTGTTCTTTAGTTACATCTATATTTACTTTACAATTTATGTCAAAGAAAGATAGATTCAATGTGATTGAAAAGATTTATGATGGACTAAATGATGGTGGTGCATTTATCTTTGCAGAAAAAACTATTTGTGAAAATGCATTAGTTCAAGACATGATTACATTTAATTACTATGATTACAAAAGTAAATCATTTGATGCAGATGATATCTTAGATAAAGAAAGAACTTTAAGACATATGATGAAACCTAATACTTGGAACGAAATAAATAATATGATACATGAAGCTGGTTTTAGTGATGTTCAACCTTTCTGGAGAAATCATGCATTTGTTGGTGCATTGGCAATTAAATAGGATTCAACATGAAATACATTTATGATACTTGGAACTCTGTTATGAACCATAATAGTAATCCATTAAAGAACATTCCAGATACAAATACCAGACACATGATTATTCAAGTGTTAGCATGGATGTGGTGCATTGCATTTAGTTCATACTTTACTAGTATGTGGATATTCGGTATTACCACACTTGCACACATATTCATTATAGCTGCAATCGCAATGACAGTTGCAATATTTGAAACTGCAAAAACAAATCCTAGATTTCTTATGAACAAAGGTTATCACACACCAAGTCGTGCAAGAGCCATTTACTTTGATGGTAAGAGATACGAATTAGACCCAAAAGATGTTGGTGGAGAACACGAATAATTTTCGATTTTACATTGACAGATACGTTATATTATGTTACTATGAATATATTAAATCAATCAAA